AACGGAAATCACTGTCTGGCGGCGATCTTTTATGATTGTCTGCTTCTCTAGATCTTCCGCCTTCCCCCTCTCATAGGGTCCCGGGTTATAAGCGTGTAAAATTCCCGCCGTTGGTGTACTGCTTAGTAGGCAATAAGTGAACGTGCTGTTGTATGGTTCTGCCAACAATTTTTGTTTCGGGCAATAGCTTAGTGGTCAGAGTTACCCGTATCGACGGGAAGGACACGGTTCGATTCCGTGTTGCCCGACTATAAGGAGAAGTGCATGGCGGCAAGCGAAGAGATCAAGAAGCGGGTAAAGACGGCATGTGCGCTGATAGCCGAAAAAGGGATAGCACTGGAGTATGTTTCCGCGTTATTCCAGTACGGGAAATACGCATTTGAGCATGACGGCGCGGAGCGGTACGGACTAAAGACCATCCGATACGCAAGGGAATGTCTCGAAAAGCGGATTGACGGCGGTGTGGGAAGAAACGTCTGGCAGTTGTTAGCATATTCCAGACAGATGGACGCTGAAATCCCGGAAGTGACCTTGTACTTCGAGATTTTACTGTACGAAGCACAGCATAAGGTTCTTGACAGCTATCTGTTGTACATTGAGAAAGACAGGCCCCCGAAAGACAGGTTTTACCTTCCCCGGAGAAAATGTTTCCTGAAAATCGGCATCATACAGGCGTTGCAGGATTTGATTGACGACAAACTGGATATACTGTCAATTTCACTTCCTCCGGGGACAGGCAAGACGACCGTGGAGATGTTTTTCCACTCTGCGCTGTTGGGGTGGTATCCAGACGATTTCAGCTTATTCTATTCGCACTCCGGGGACATCACGAAGATGTACTACAACGGGGTGCTGAATATTCTTACATCGGATGAATACTGTTGGGGAGAGATTTTCCCGGATCACAAGGTTTACACAACGGACGCGAAACGGGAACAGATACACATAGACAAATATCAGCCGTTTGCGTCCTTGCAGACCACTTCGGTTGGCGCGAAAAACGCCGGTAAAGTCCGGGCGGGGCTGTTCCTGTTGTGTGATGACATTATCGGCGGCATCGAAGAAGCGCTGAACATAAATATTCTCGACAAGCTGTGGAATATTTATTCAGTTGACGCAAGACAGCGGAAAATCCCCGGCGCAAAGGAATTGCATATCTGCACCCGGTGGAGCGTTCATGACATTGTGGGCCGCCTCCAGAGACTATACGAGGGCAGTGACCGTGTAAGATTCATCGCGGTTCCAGACATCGACCCTGTGACGGGGAAGAGCAACTTTGCGTATGAAGTGAACGGGTTCACGGAAGAGTTCTTCCACGACCAGGAACTTGCGATGGACGACATTTCCTATCGGTGTCTCTACAAGAATGACCCCATTGAGAGAGAGGGCTTGTTGTACACCCCGGAGGAGTTGCGGTACTACACAGACCTTCCGATGCGGGAACCCGATGCTGTGATGGCGGTATGCGACACAAAGTCCCGTGGTACGGACTTCCTTGTACTGCCGGTACTGTACCAGTACGACAACGACTACTATCTGGTGGACGTGATCTGCACAGACTCTTCGGACTACGGTGTGCAGTACGGGCGCATGGCAGACATGATTGTCGGGCATGGGGTTCAGCAGTGTGAGTTTGAATCCAATGCGGGCGGCGACCGTGTAGCATTTGAGGTGGAAACGCTTGTCAAGGCAAAGAACGGGCGGTGCAACATCACCACGAAACCGACGGAGACGAACAAGGAAACGAGGATCATCGTCAATGCAGATTGGGTGAAGAAACAGGTTTTGTTCAAGATGAAGGAAGACTGGGGTGTAAAAACCGACTATGCAACCTTCATGAGTTGGCTTTTGGCGTACTCTGTTGCGGGAAAGAACAAACATGACGATGTACCTGATTGCATGGCGAACTTTGCGCTGTTCGTGCAGAACAAGTACAGAATCCGGCCCACAACCGTGATTCACAGCCCTTTTTGAGGTGGAAAATGGGAACTGAGCAATATCTAAGCCAACTGCGTGACATGAAAAGACGAATAGCGTGTAAGAGACGGGATGCGCAGATGTGGCGGTCAATTGCTGAAAGTCTCAGTGTTCCCATTGAAGGCGACCGGGTACAGAGTACAGGCTCCGGTGATAAGATGGCTGAATCCGTTGCAAAGGCGGTTGACTGCGAAAGAGAGATTGACAAGCTGACATTTACCATGCTGAAACTGCAAGAAGAGATCATGAAACGGATTGACAGCATGGAGAACTATAACCATAGTATTATCCTGAGTGAATACTATGTGCATGGGATGTCACTGAACAAGATTTCTGCGGAGTGGGGAAGGTCAGTAAGGCATCTGAAACGGGTGAAATCCGAAGCAATTGCGAGTTTCGGGGAGAAATTCGGGGATAAATATTAAATTTCTTTGTGAAAATGTCCCCAAATGTCCCCTAATGTCCCCAAATGTCCCCTAATGTCACCTTGCGTCACCGATGAACTTGTGGTAGCGTAGAATCGAAAAAAAATAGATATAAAAGCGTCTTGTGAAAGCAAGACGTTTTTTGTTGCCTAAAAAGGAGAAAGTCATGCTTACAGGCAGACGCATTATATGGACAAATGAGCGGGAAGTGAACCGGAACAACATCATTTCCGTGTTGCAGAATGCCTGGGCTGACTTTTCAGCCAATCGGAGCGATTGCAACGAATTGATCGACTACGAAAAAGGCAAGCAACCTCTGCAACGGGAGAAAAAGTACCGTTCCGACATTGACATCCAGTGTATCGACAACGTGGCGAATGAGGTTGTTTCGTTTAAGACCGGGTTCCAGTGGTCGAACGAAATGTCTTTTGTGCAACGCGGCGTGAAAGACAGCGGAGAGGGTACGGAACAGGAAGCGATTGCCCTGTTCAATGAGTGCTTTTCTGCTGAGAACGCAAAGGCAAAGATGCAGAAACTGGCCTATTTCGTGGAAGTCACCGGCATTGGTTTCACGTTTATTGATGTGAACATGGAATACGAAGAGGGTGACAGCTTCTTCCGGTATGAGGTGTTAGACCCCATGCACACATTTGTGGTGCGGTCGAATGCATTTATCGATGGTCGCGTTGTTTTGGGTGTGACATACCGGGAAGATACCCACGGGAACCAGTATTTCACATGTTTCACTCCGCAGAGACGGTATGAGTTGTACGGAATCTCCGGGGCCGATTACCGCCACGGTGAAAGAAGCGGTGACGTGAACCCCATCGGCATGATCCCGATTGTGGAATGGGAACGTGCCTATGACAGGACAGGGTGCTTTGAGCGGCAGATTGCCGACATGAACACGCTGAACATCGAGGAATCGGACTTTGCCAACTTAATTGACCAGAACGTCCAGAGCATCTGGCATGCTAACGACGTGGAGTTCATGAAGGACGAAAATGGGAACACCATTACACCGTCCTCTAACGACTGGGTATTTACGCAGACCACCAGGGACGGAAAAACACCGTCCATCACTCCGCTTGCTGTCCCTACGGAATACGCGGGGATTATGTCGAACATCACCATGAAACGGGCGATGATTCTTCAGAAATGCAACATCCCCAACCGCAACGACAATTCGGGCGGTTCTACTGGCGTGGCGATGTCTGACGCTACGGGATGGACTCAGGCAGACGTGGAAGCGCAGAAACAGCAGAGCATCATGGAAGGGAACAAGATGCGTGAAGCCAAGATTGCTCTTCGGGCAATCCGCATTTCCCCATCCGTGCCATCTGACAGCCCTCTGCTGAAGCTCCGGTACTTCGACATGAAGCCGAACATCAAACGGCAGAAATCCTATGAGATGGTCACGAAAGCAAACACTTTCGCCACTCTGATTTCACACGGCATCTACGGGCTTCATGCTATCAATGCAATCAACTTCTTCGATGATCCACAGCAAGTGTGGGAAGATTCCAAAGAAGCGATTGAGAAATATCAGAAATCCCTGTTTGAGAAAGAGAAAGTCGAAGTCCGGGAGAAAGCCGGTTCTGACGAATCCGACCAGATCGAGAACAGCCCGAACATTGACGGGATGGACAGGAAAGACCCAGAAGGGGAGGAATAACACATGCCTACGGTGACAGCATTCGACCATATAAACCGATTGGAGCGTCGCCGCGAGTATGTGAAGTATTACGGCGAGATGGACATCACGCCAGAACAGCAAAGGAAGAGGGCGCAGCTTGCGGAAGATATAGATGACCTGTGGGCCATCTTCCTTTCGCTGATTCTTTTGGCAAGGATGAACGATCAACAGTTGGACATCCAGAGGGCCGGGAGAGAACTTCGGGATGGCCTTGAAGAAGCCATAACGGATAACGGCATTGATTCTGCGATTGCAGAGGACTATCTGAACGATGTGACGGACAACGAGATAGCCGTCACAGAGGACAGATACCTTGAAGGGGAATACTGGACTTCCCCGGATAGGGCGCTGAACATCGCGCTGAACGATGCAAACACACTGATGTATGCGGAAGAGTTCTCCGAAGCCGTAGACTCCGGGAAAACAATGAAACGGTGGAAAACCATGCGGGATGAACGGGTGCGTGGGACGCACAGGGAAGTTGACTTTGTGGAAATCCCGATTTTCGAACCGTTTGTCGTGGGCGACAGCCTGATGATGTACCCGAAGGATACTTCTTTAGGCGCATCGGCTGACGAAATCGCAAATTGCAGATGCACTGTGGAATATTTCTGAGCCGTCCGAGAGGGCGGTTTTTTCATGCCGTCATAGCTCAGTTCGGGAGAGCGATTGATTTGTAATCAATATGTCCGGGGTTCAAATCCTCGTGGCGGCTTTGTGCGGAGATGCACGTTAAAAAGCGCGAAAGTCCAGAGAAGGACTCTAAACCCGCAAAATTCAAAAGTCAGAGAAGACTCTAATCGCAGAAAGAGGTAACCGCATGAGCGAAACCAACACTACCCCCGCCGAAGAGACCGTTCAGACCAATCAGCAAGATGCCGGGAGTAACAACGAAAAGACCCCGGACATTCAGGAACTGATGACGGAAGTGGCGAAGCTGAAACGTGCAAACGACAAACTGGCATCCGAGTCTGCCGGGTGGAGAAAGAAATACCAGTCCACCCTGTCCGAACAGGAAAAAGCATCGGAAGAAAAGGCCGAGAGGGAAGCCGAAAGGGAGGAACAGTTTCAGCAGCTCTTGAAGGAAAACACAATCGCCAAGAACGAGAAAATGTACCTCGGTCTCGGATGGACATCCGAAGAAGCGTCGCAGATGGCGGTAGCCGAATACGACGGCGATGTGGCGGCAAAGGTAAAGATTCAGGCGGCTGTCCAGGAACGGCTTGCAAAGCAGACGATGGCTG